CCTCTCTCTTTTTTAGGTAAATGTTTTATTCCATATCTTGCGGCACAATTAACACCACAAAATCTATATCTACCAAGATAATAGTAATAACTTACTCCGTCCCATAATGTGTAATTATAAACTGGGTATGGTCTGCCAAGAATAGTTATTTTATCATGTGGGTTATCAGGTGGTATGTCAGGCTCAGGTGGTCTTGTTTTTTTTCTATAACAAATCATATTTCCTGAGTATGGTTCTTTCTTATAAGTATATGATTGTGATTTTCTTTTTAAATTTTTACCACAAGTTATACATTTAGGTTTTTTCATTCTCTCTCCTAATCTAATACAGAGTGACCACGATTTTTTAGACACTCTCTATTTATTTTTTTTGATTTTAATTCGTTAGCTTTTACTATGCCAACAGTTCCTAATTCTATGTATTTAGCAATAGCAAATCTTGAATAATCTACTACAAGATTTACATTATCTTTTACTAATTCTTCACATAAAATTTTATCATTAGTTAAATCTTCTGATCTTGAATAATCAAAAGTGCCTGATCTACCTTTTGTATCTACTACTAAATTAGGTACACACCCATTTAAAAAGCAGACAAGTATCGCTACTAAAAGTATGTTTTTCATAACTATTTATCCTCTCTCTTTATAAAGTCGCTGGATGATACTTGATGTTGTGTATTTTCCAAGCAACTTGTTTTCGTTGAAGCCTTAATTTCTTTAGCTTTTCCAACAAGTCTTGTTCTCTTACTACTTGCTTGTCGTATTTTGCCTGAAGCTTCACTATTTGCTTTTGCATTTAGCTTCTCCTTTATAAAGTTTTCTACTGAAACAACAGTAGAATTGGGATGGAATACCACCCCAAAATCTTTATAAACTTGTTGTAGCAAATTAAATGACTTATTTCTAGTGTTAATTGCGTAAATTAATTTAGTCATTTTTGCTCTCCTTTTTAACTCTGTTAAAATCTATTTTAAGATGTGGCTGGTCATTTACCATTATCTTATTTATTTTAACTTCAAGTCTTTCGTCATCTTTACATTTATCAAGTTCAGATGCTATTCCTTGATCTATTACTTTGTTTAGATATGCAAAGTAATCAGCTTTACCCATGTTCATAACTGCTAATTGTTTTAAAGCATCATTGAACAATTCATCTTTTATGTTTTTTGACATTAGTTGTCTCCTTTTAGGTTGTTGTCTTTAACTACTATCTGACCTGTATCTCTGTCTTTAGGATAGTAGCCATCTTGATTGATACTGTTTTGCCATCTAGCTAATCTCTCAAACAATACCTCATCAAAATTTTGCCAAGTAAAGTAATTGGTAGGTAGTAGTTCCCTGTCCTCATTTAGTTCAATAGGCTTTGCACCCAAGCCTGAAACCACTACTCCATACTTTCTTTTTGGATTATTCAAATCTGTGACTTGATATTTTACTGTCACAAAATATTCTTTTGAATAATATTTATTTGGTCTTTTATCTCCAATGCTTGTGACCTTTATTAAATAGTTACCTGATTTAAGTTCAGATAATTTTTCGTTTATATTATACATTTGCTCTCTCCTTTGAATAAATAATTTTTGATTGGTCTTTTGATAATTTTACATCTGAAACTTTTATCATTCCAAATCCATAATACCAATCAACCCACAAATAGTCTTTAGGTGTAGAACAAACTGTAGTTATTTGTGCCTGTCCATAAAACTCTTTTGGATTTTTTACACACTCTACTACATCACCAACTTTTAGTTTTCTCATACTCTCTCCTTTATTAATTGATCTTTTTCTCCCCATTGATTTCCGTATCTGTAATAAACAACACAAGAATAATAACCACCCCTATTTGGATAATCTACCCAAGCTGGAGATTTTACATCTAATTCTTCAATCCCAAAAGATTTTAGAATTTTGCTTCTACCTCTACCATGATTGTAAGGTAAAAAAGTTCTGCCACCAAACTCTTGTCTTTCGTCTTCATGTAACAACCAAGTAGAACCATAAGCACCAATAATTTTTTTAGCTTTAATTCTTCTGCCGTTTTTATAAAGACCTAAAAAAGTATGCAGACCAAAATTTTCACATAATTCTTTTTTATATCTATCTAAATTTGACATTCTACCTAAAGCCCATTGTGATAAAAAACCATCAGTATCACATCTATCAAAACTATCTGAAGCTTCTTGGGATTTTCTCTTTGACTCTTTTTGGAATTGGTCAGCTTTCGCCAACCAATCTGCTTTAGTAAAGTTTTCTCTGTTTTTCATTATAAGCTCTCCTTTACTTTAACTACTCTCTGATCGTGTTCATCAAAATCAATTTCAAAAGGTACATACCAAATTTTATCTGCTATTTTTGGTGTAATATCTTTTCCATTCATAACTCTTTTAGTTAAAGATATTTTATAGCAAGCATAATACTTGTTATCGCAATTACCTTTTTCAATTACTCTACCTTGAATATAGCAATCGTTCATACCCTCTCTTGGCATAAAATCATTTGCTCTAATTGTATCTCCAACATTTGCTACTGTTTCATGTTTCATATGTTTCATATTTACTCCTTTTAGGTTATTTGTTTTTTTTATATTTAACATATGTCCTATTATGTTCATAGTTTAGGTTGAATTACAACCCTTTATTTTATGGCTTAAAACCTAGCTTATTTAACATCTAATACAATTTAGAATAGAATATTTTATGTTTTTCAAATCAAAGCAAATCAGTTAAAAATAATTTGTTATGATAATTTTTAATTTTTATGATAGAGAGAAATTAATGCGAGAGCATTATAAGTATATTTTTTTCATAACATACTTTTAGGTTAGTGCTGGATGGTTTTTCTCTCTCTACTGTCCAGCACCTCAAAAGAGGTAATATGACTGAAGATAATAAAGACTTAAAAATAAAAGGATTAGTTCAAGAACTCCATAACATAAAAAAAGATTTTGCATTAAAGTTAGAAGAAATCCAAGCTTTATATTTAGAAATAAAACAACAAAAAAATATTAACGAAGATCATCAAAAATTAAATGGAAAATTAAGATTAGAAATTAATAATCTTAATAATAAAATAAAAAAATTAAAAACTGAAGCTAAAGAAATGTTGCAATACCCATGATAATATTTGGACACTCAATACATAAAAAATTTCATAAAATAATTTGTTTAGGATTATTTATAATTGTAGGATTATTAGTATGGACACTTTAAATTTAAACAGCAGAGAAGCTTTTAAAAAAATGACAGAAGCTTCTAATGATTGGTCTAAGTGGGCTGAAAAAAGTATTTTACTTGATGAGGGTAAAAAAGCTATATTTTCTAAATTATTTCTTAAATACAAACTTGATACTAAAACAGTTGGAGAAGCTGAACATAAAGCTAGAACTGACCCTGAGTATGAAACAATAATTAAAAGTTATGCTCATGCTGAAAGTGAATTAATAAAAGCAAAACTTATGTATAACAATTTAGATCGTTATTTATCTGTGAGACAAACAGAAGTTAAAAGAGATTTAACACTTGCTGGTAAGCAAGATGTATAACAAAATTCTTTATGTTGAAATTGCTCCTTTGCAAAAGTTAATTAATAATACATAAAGATAGACCCATCAGGGAGACTTGGTGGGTCGCTAATGTTTTGTAATTTCTAATCCTGTAATATCTGTTTCGTGTGTAATTGGCTTAACAGTAAAATCATAATCAATTAATTTTACATCAGGGTACTGACCCATATCTCTAACTAATTTGTTAAGCTTAGTATGATGTGGTGTTTGATCTATAAATCTTAAACAAACAAAATGACCAAATGGTTGATACTCAGATTCTAACTGAAACTCTACTTCTATAATTACTGCATCGTTGGTCATTCATATTAATACTACTTTTTCTTAAATGCTGATACACCTTTTATTCCAAGAACGGAACTGTAGCCACCAATAATTAATCCTTGTAGCCATAGAGGGAAACGATCTATCTGATCGAAAAAAGCATCTAGCTTTGCAATTATTTCTGGGTCATTTGAGAAGACTCCCCAACCAGCCACCAACAGAGGGATTGAAATTAATACCAAAACTATTTCGTCTTTCCAATCATTTGCCTGATGCTCTTTGATAGTTTTGACCATTTCGATCTCTCCATCAATAACTCTCTGCATTTGTTTTTTTTCTGCAACAGATTCTAATATCTTTGTTTCTTTTTTATTCTTATAAATTTCAGCACCTGTTTTTAATCCAAACTTTAAAAGTCCTAACCACATTATTTTATCTCCTTTAATAATTCGCAATAATGAATTGCTTTGTCTATATCCTGATTACCATTTTTTTTATCAAAACGACACACATACTTAATTATATTTCCTTGTATAAAACTAAGCTTATTTTTTGTAATAAACTCAATAGGCTGTATCTTAAAGTCCTTGTAGTGCTTACCACCTATTTGTCTCTGAGTAGCCCTCTCTGTGGCTCTATGTGGCTTTAAAGTAGCTTTCCGACCCATTTCCCACTCTTATCTTTAATAAATGGCTCAATTATAGGTAATCCATTATATATTACTGAACATCCTATAATTGGTCTAGCTTTTTGTAATTTGTTATATCTAAATGCCAAGCTTTTAGAGTCTATCATACAACCTACCTGTAGCCCAAAATATAAACCTAAACTGTTTCCATAATACCTTACACCCATCAGGCTATGATAATGACCCTGAACACATGACATGCCCATAGATTGTGCTAATTTAAGAACATCTGCTGTTTTACCATGACAAAAATAAACTTTACCAAGTGGTGTATCTATTGTTAAATCATCATGCCATTTCCAACCCTTACTTACATCTAAAAAATCATTATATTTTTTAATATATGCTTTTGGGATGCCATGTTTAAATGCTCGTCTAAAAACTAAGCTACCATGATTTGAGTCCAATAAATCCATTTTAGGAAATAGTTTTTCTAATTCTTTAACAATAGGCAAAGATAATTTTAATTCATCTCCAGCACTAGGAAGATCAGGGTCGCTATCGTGAAATGATAATGCGTGTTTATCTAATTCATCTCCAATATGTATAACTCTATCAGGTTTATATTTTTTTTTTAATAATTTTAAAAAATCCATTAATTCAGGAACATGATAAGGAATATGAGTATCAGCAATTATCAAAACAGACTTATAGATCATAAGTCTATTAATACAACTATTTGGAGAGTAAGTAAAGTAGCTGACCTAAAACAAGTAATCCGATTGCACCAAGACTATATAAAATTCTATCTATGTCTTGTTTCATATGATGTAAATGATTCTTAATTATTAAATCAATTTTTTGATTTACTAATTTAATCTTACCATCAATCTCTACAAATTTTTCTTTATTAGTTTTCATTTCTTTTTCTTTCTTCGTAAGTCTGTATCATGTTTTCTGCTTCCTCTCAAAAAACTATTGACTCTGCCAAAACTCCATGCCGACATAGAGGTTCTTGGTCTTGACCCTGATGACAAGTAAGCACCCTGACCTCTACGATATACTTTCTTTAGCATACCTAATGTAATATTTTTTCTATTTTTAGCTTTTGCTCTTAAAACAGAAATAACTCTTGCAGATAATGGTCGTCTCCTTACAGCCATTATTTGACCCTCGCTCTAAACATTGATCTAGGTATTCTTTGACCTTTTTTATAAGCTTCTGACATAGCTTTTATTAAACTTGCTCTAGCTAATCTTTTACCACCTGTTAAACCTGATAAATATTTTTTAGGTAAATCAGTTGCTTTATCTTTTGGTACTTTTCTTCTTTTTCTTTTTTTTGACATTTCTTCTTCTTTTCCTCATTGGTCTTTTATCTAACAAAACAGCTAAAGTTGATGTTGTAGTAAAACCTGTCATTTACCTACTGATCTCATAGCTTTATTATGTGCAGAAGCAAATGTGCTTCCATTTTTCATTGATCTAGCCATAGACCTCATGTGTTTAAGAGTATGATGTCTTGCGTGTGATCTCATAGTCTTTTGTTGTCTTGGTGTTAAATCTTTAATAATGTTTTTTATAGATGCTACTTTGACCATTATCTTTTCTTTTTACCCTTTTTCTTTTTTTTCTTTTTCTTTTTACTCATTCCACCATAGTGATAAGGCATTATTTCCTCGCTTTCTTTTTTTTCTTTTGTTTTTTCATAATAGCTTTTTGTAAAGCCATTGGTAGTTTCTTTTGTTTTTTAGTTAGCATAGCTTCTCCTATTTGTTAGCATTTTTCATTACATTAGCCAAACTCTCACATCTTTTTGTAGTTTGTTTGTGCCAATTACTATCTATCATTTCTTTTGATGCTGTTTCAAGATCATTATTTTTTAATGCTTCCCACATCTTTTTGAACTTCATAACTCTTGGCTTTCCTAATTGAAAGCACATTTCTATAATTACACCTTTTACTATGTGATTGTGTTCTATATCTGCAAGAAGTTCGTTAGCTGAATCGTGTGCTATTTTAAAATCATTATCAAAAACTTTTTCAAGAGTTTCTTTATCATAAGTAGTACCCTTAACAAAGTTGTCATTGGGTAGTACAAGATGACCATAGCCAATAGTAGCGAAACCCAAACTATCGGAATACACAGTATCCCTAAACCCCTCATGTTCTTTAATTCGTTGTTTGATTTCTTCCATAAATTACCTTTCCAATGTTTTAGTAAGTTTAAAAATTTTATCATTCATTATGGTTTAGGATATTTTGTTTTAGTTGCTTGTCTTTTTTCTTGTAGTTCTGTAAGTGTATCTCCACCATCTAAAAGTGCGTGAATACAATCTTCATGTGATGGATATTCTTTTTTTCTTTCTTCTTGATAACCAAACTCATTTATTTTAGCTTTAATTTGTTCTTTAGTAATATCTGTTGGGTTTCCATCATGCCAAGTTATAGTGCAAGTATCTAAATCATTCCCTACTACTGAAACTTGTGCATCTGATTTTATTTTTAAAATTGCTTCAGCAATCATATTATGCTCCTATTTCTAATAAAGTTATTGTGCTAGTATAATTATTTATAGAAAGATAACCTGTAGCACCACTATCTACTTTATGATAGTATGTATAAGCAGTTGATGATGTTGTGTTTGGGCTATCTAATAATGAACTACTTAAATTAGTTCCACCCCCAGCACCATTATTTCTCGTAATAACCATCGCATTATTACCTAAATCAGTTGATGCTCTATAAACAGTTCCATAATAATATTTTTGGTCTGTATTAATATAAATTACACCACCCAACAATATTAAAACTTTACTAGAAGTTGCTGATGGTGTGATTGAAGCCGTTAAAGATGTTGAAGCAAAACTTGTACTTGTCACAGTAGTTTCAGTTTCAAATTTAGTAGAAACAACTTGTAAAACTTTACCAGCATCAATATTAGTTAAGTTCGCACCACTAACTGCTGGTAGTGTTCCTGTTAATCCTAATGTTGCGTTTAATTTTGTTAATGGCATAATTTTATCCTAATTTGGTTTTATTGGAAATACAACTGTATTTACTTCTTCTTCAGTAGTAAGACCCTCTGTTATATCTCTTAATTCTTGTCTATAAGTTTTCATTTCTTCTGACATTGTATTGTCAGATAAAGCTAAATAATCTGTTTTAGATAGAAGTATATTTCTATCTTCTCTTAAAATTTGTATTGCTTTATCAAATGGTGTTGGAGCAAGACTTTCTCTTTCATTTAAAATAGCTTCTTCTTCTGCTGTTAATTCTATTCTTTCATTATTTATTTGTTTATATCTAGCCATATCTTAACTTTCCTTTAATCCATAAACCATAATTTTTCCACTAGCTTGAAAATTTCCTGATGCTGGAAAAAATTTAATTTGAGTATATGATTGAGATGAGTTCATCCAACAACCAATAAGTTCTGCATAAGCATATGCATCATTAACAAATCTTTTATTACTCATTCCAATTACAGATGTTCTTAATGCTTGTTGAGGGTTTGTAATTAAAATATCTGCACTTAATGTGCCTGTATCATTATGTACATTTCTTCCTATAACAAAACGATCAGTACTTCCTGAGCCTTCAGTACTTGTAGTGCTTTCTCTAAAACCACCAATAGTTCTTCTGTAATCATTTGATGTATCTTCAGTTCCATCTGATTTTATAAATCTACAAAATATATCTTGATTAGTAGTTGCAGGAGCCATACCAGCAATAATTATTTTGTAAGCTGTAAAAGTTGAACTAAAAGGTGGATTTATAGTGACACTTGAAGCACTTGTAAGACTTGTTGCTGATAAAAAAGTCATACTACCACCACCAGCATCATCAAAAGATAATTGACCAACACCTGTTGCACCTGAACCTGATACTGAATCTACTTTTAAAAATTTGCCAGCAGTAACATTTCCTGTTGGGAAAGTTAAAGTGTATGATTGACCAGCAGAGTGTGCTGGGGATCTCAATTTAATTCCATGACTATTTTGTTCACAATTAAGTTGTAATGTTCCTCCAGTAGTATTATCGCCTTTTATTTGCAACCCAGCAGAAGATGATGTTGATACAAAATTTGTTTTAGCATTTGTAACAGTAGAGTCTGATGGAGTGCCAATATCAAGTACATTTCCATAGACCATAATAAAGTCAATGCTATCTGATGATGATAAAGTTCCTGATGATGGTAAAAAAGTTATTGTTGAGCCTGATACTGAAAAAGATGATAAAGGTGCTTGGATTACCCCATTAAGTGATACCAGCATATGATTTGCAGACTCAGGTGTAAATGCAACAGAGTCTAAAGTTAAATTATATGTGTTTGTTGAAGATGTACTTATAGCATCTAGTTTTACAAAGTTACCTACTGCTGGAGATTTCCCAATGTATGACACTACTCGCCTCCTCCGTTATCTATAACAGTTCCACCATCTGCTATCCATTCTTGGATTTCTTGGTAATCTGAATTTGCTTCGTCTAATGGTACATGAATTGTTTTTCCATTTTTAACAATTTCATAACCACTAAATACTCTAGTTAATAAATCGTATGTTTTTTTTACACTTGTAATCATAATTCTGAATCTGCCTCATAATTAAATTGAGCTAAAACTAAACTACTAAAACCGCTTCCTGTCAGAGAAAATTGTTTAGTAGTTCTTCCAGCATAAACTGTTATTCCACCATTACCCCAACTGCTTCCATTGTACCATGTTATTTTTCCTGTTCCATTTGAAGATGGACTTGTAGTATAAATTGTAACACTTGGAGTATTTCTCATTTCTGTTTTAAAATAAGTTATTAATCCAGCCATTTCACTTCCTGTAAAATTAGTTATATGTTGATATTCATTTGTACTAAGATTATCTGCTGGTGCAGTTCCATAACTAAAACTGTTTTGATAATACCTTTCGCATCTTTTTAAATTTACATCAAAAGGCAAGAACTCAAAATCAGACGCAGATGTTCCAGCTTCTAATTGTATTCCTGTTATGTACCATTCGTTTGATGTGTTATCTGCAAGATTAACTTGACCCACTGCTAAATTAGCATTTGTCTGACTTGCCCAAGATGTTGATAAAGTTCCTGATGTATAATCTGAACCAGCCGCTAACCAAAGAATTAATCTAAAACTTGTAGCATTATCATTTCCTAAAGTACCACTTGTATCTCCAGCAAAAGTTAAAGTTTTCTTTTCCCAAGTATCAGCAGATGAAATTGTGTAAGATTGGTTTATCATTCTAGTGTTATCATTATCTTTTATTGAAGCAATATAAGTTCCAGTTTTATTTGACCTTACCCAAAATGAAAGAGTTGTACTTTCAGCAGATGAAGTTCCTTTTTTTAAATATTGTAAAAATTGACCCTCTATATTTTGTTCAATATATAAATAATCACCAGCACTTAAAGAACCATCAGCAGTAGTACAATCCATTTTTAAAGATTTTGCAAAACCTTGACCAGTAGGTACTGTTGTTGATTGTGATTGTGTCCAAGTTCCAGCACTGTTTAAATTAGTTTTATATCTGTCTATTGTGTGGTAGCCATTTCCTGTAATGGAAGCAGTTGAAGTTGATCTTCGAGCAATATTCATATCTCCATTAATAATGATATTTCTAAATGGGTCTGATGTGATACCTGATGTTTTTACTTTTGTCACAGCAGAATCTTGAATATCAGCAGTAGCAATAGTTCCGTCAGCAATTTTTGCCGAAGTAATTATTCCGTCAGTAATATCTGATGCTGTTAGTGGTGCTGGAGTAGGAGTCTTACCAATATAAGCCATGCCTTACTCCTATGTTATCTCTAATATACTTAATGTTGCATCTATTTTAGCCGCTACTGAACAATCTATTTTTAAAACATCAGTTGCTTGCAAAACATATTTACCACCCGAAAGTACCTCTAATGAGGATTTTGCTGGAATATCAACATTATTAATTATTAAAACTGTTTCGTTTGTTTCTGTGTCTGATGTATCTGAAACTAACTGAACATCTGCTGTTACAGATGTTGTATGAATATTACAAAGTGTTAATCCAATGACTACTGTTGTTGTAGATGATGGAACTGTGTAAAGTGTTAAAGGTGTTCCAGCACTTGATGGCATCGCACCGTTAGTTTTAACCTTAAAAGTATTTGCCATCTGTTTCTCCTTATCCTAAAGCTATTGCAAGTGGTAAAGCATTTGGGTCTGCTTCTGTAATTGTTCCTGTGACCGATGCTGTACTTGTTATTGCGTTTGATGTTATATTAATACTAAATAATTCTATGTTATCTGAGCCATCATTTATTTTAATTTTTAAAAATCCTGATGTTCCTGAATCTACCCAAATCGTACCTTGTGCAACTGAACTTGGTGCTGAACTTCCAACATGAGAGGTATTTAAAGCACCTAAAATATTATTAAGTTCAGTTCTAAAACTTGCAAAACCCTGATTGGCTAAAACTACATCTGATACTTGACTCATATATTCCTTTTATTTTATTTTTACTAAGATTTCAAGCCATGTCCTACAACTTGATAATCAAAAGTTCTACTGACTCCAACATTACTACTATTATAAAACCTTATTGTAAAGCCTGTTTTAGACTTACTTGTTAATTCATAATAATCTCCTGTTTGTAATCCTTGTGCAGAAATACCTATACTTGGAGTTGCGAAAAAAGAATTTACAAAACTAATCGCTGTACCTGAAGCACTAGCGACCACATCTTGATTAGCTTCTGTTCTTTTTTCCATATTTACTTTAGCTTCAAGTGTATGAACTTTTGCTCTAACTTTGTTGTCATCACTTATAATTTTACATCTAAATTTAAAAAATCTACCTTTTATAGTGCTTTGTTGTGCAATTTTTTGAAAACTTGTAATGTTATCAAGACTTGAATTGTCTGTACCAACCTGTATTTCTGCTCCACATTGTATTTCAGCAGAGCCATCAAAAGGTGCTTTAGCATTTTCAAATAAAGTTGCACCTCTACCTGAATCAAATAAATCATATTCATCTTCTGAACTCATCCCAATTACAACACCTAAATTTGTGTCATAAACTGCATCTAAAGACAAAGTATTATTAAAACTATAAAAACCTGATGATTGTATATTTGAGTTAAAATTATTAGGATTTGATGTAGAGTCTGTTCCACCAAGATCAAATACTCCCTCTGCTGACTCAAAATTACCATTTGTGTCATCAAACTGTGTAATAGTATCTAATATCAATACTTTTCTACCAACATTATCTTCTGATATTGCTACATTACTGTCTCTTGTTCCTAAAAAATCTGCCATTATTCACTTAATGTTAATACATTTTGAAAATTTTGTAACCCTGAAATGTTAGTAGATACTATTGACTCATTAGCTGAAGTATTACCTAATTTATCAACTGCTTTTATACAAAAACTTCCTACTTGTGCATTTATAACTAAACTATTTGATTTTCTTCTAACTACTTTTGCAATAGGTGTACTTTCATTCCATGTAGCACCACTTGTAACATTTTGAAATCTTATTTCATACCATGATATATCTAAATCTGTAACAGGAGTCCAAGATAATTCCATTTGATTTGAACCTACCATAGATATTGACAAATCATCAATATCGTTGGGAATTTCTGTTGCACCAATTATTTTTCTAGAAGCAGATACAAAACTTGAAGATACACCAAAACTATTTATAGCTTTTACTCTAACATCATAAGTAACATCATCTACAGCATTTAATAATTCATGTCTTAATTGTGTACCATTTGATATTATTTTGAAATTAGACTCTGTGCTTTGTTTTGCTTCTACTTGATAAAATTGAACAAATTTATCTGTGCTTGGAGATATAACTATATTTAATCTAGTTAGTACAACACCATCTGCATATTCAATCATTTCATCTGATAATGTTAAACTTGCTGGTGGTTGAATACTAAAAGGATTTGGTAAAGTAGTTGCTGGTGTACTTGCTACCTGACCTTTTGTTGCAAATGTATAAAAGCTATCTTGATGCTCTACTAATTGCAAAGTAACTTCGTAATTTTCGTTAAACACCATTTCAAGAACTCTAAAAGCTTTATTAGTAAATCCTAAACTTGATAATGAAATATTTACTATGTCTCCAATGTGTAATTCGTATGCTTTAAAACTACAAGTAAGACTAAGACCTAAAGATTCTCTACTTCGTCTTAATATTATTTCAGCCATTTCTTCAGCTTGATATGGAGATGTTAAAGTTTTAAAATCAAATCTACCCTCTAATAAAAAACCACCATCTGCTGTTTTCATTGTTGCGTGTTGATCTGCTGATGGCAAACTACTATCGTCAATTGGTGGAAATGTAATTTGGTCAGCCTGAAAATTACGATCAGGATTTATAAATGTTGCAATTACTCTATTATATTTTGAATTTTTTGTTGGAGAAGCTAAACTATATCCACCTATTATATCATCCTCATCTAAAGATACAGAAGCTGTGCCTGTTGTTTCAATAATTAATTTATACTTGCCCTGAACATAAGGCATATAACCTCTGCACCCTTTTAATATATCTCTTACATTATCTATTACTTTTTTTGATGTATCTAAAACTGCATTACAATCAAATAAATTAATATCACTACCACCTGAAAATGGTGTAACTTGTGTAATACAAACTTGTGAAGCATCTCTAAAACTTTGTAAATTAATATCTGCTGTTGCAATACCTTTTCCATATCTTTCATTTCTTAAATAATCTAATAAACAAAATGCTGGATTAGTAGAAAAAGATGCAGTTTGTTCTGATAAATCAGATGCTAAAGTAACAACTTTTCTTCCTTTTATTTTAGCTTGAACTTGTGGAACACCACCAAATACATCAGGATTCCATTTAAATTTTAAAGCTAAATAACAAATACCTGATAATTTATGGTTACTTCCCCATGAAGATAAACTTGATAATAATGATGATGCACTTTGCCCATCACTTCCTAAATGTGGCTCAATAGTAATTGTGCTTTCTGCTGATGACCCCTCTACATTTGGGTCAGCTTTAAAAAAATTAGAATCTGAACTTGCAACACTTCTTTGTGTGTTATCTGTTAATGCTCCATCAAATGTAACTACTTTGTCATCAACTCTTATTTCTTCTATTGAATTAATTTCTCCCTCACATAAAGCTAAAGCAACAAATAAAAATTCATTATCTGTTCCTGAAGTTTCAATAAAAACTCTTGTACCACCAATTAATCTTTCTCCATATACGATTGGAAGTGAAGCATTATTTGATTGTTTATTAACTAATATTCCTTTTTCTGTTTCTTCAAAATCATTTGTTCCGAAGTCAGGTACTTCAGGTTTTAAAGATCTTGTAAATAGCCAACCAACAGCAAAAACACCTAAAGCTACAAACGGATTTATACTTCCTAGAAAATTAAATATTTTAACAGCCTGAAATACTTTTTTAATTGGTTTAAAGGCTTTTTTAAAAGGTTTTGTAAATGATTTAAAAGATAAACCCATTATTTTCTACCCCATTTTAAATCTAAAACTGTTTGACTTGAATAGTCCATACCAACATCTGTGCTAAAAAATCTTTGTTGAGAATTATTATTTGTTTGTCTCCCTGATTTTTTATTAAAATCTGCCCAATGAGATACTATTGTTAAAATTACAGTAGAATCTGTATTTGTCTCATCTATTTGAAAAGTCTCTATGTTTCCTGAATATAAAAGTATTGGGTCAGCTATTAATGAATTTGTACTATTTAAAAATCCTCTAAAAACATCAACACTATCATTAACAACATTTTCATTTAAAACTGTAGATATAATTGTTTGATCTGCACCTGATAAAGCAAGTTGTAAAGATGCTTTTGTTAAATCTGTTTGCTCTGTAAAACTTGGTATTGATATTAAAAAAGGAGAAGAAGTATAGGTAACACTAGAGCCTGATATTGAAGAAGTTAAATCAAAACCATTATCTGTAATATTTAATGGTGTTCCAAACCCAATAGTTATAAGATGAACAGGTCTAATCTCACCTGTTAATAACTCGTTTTTTACTGCTGTCGTTAGTGTTCGTGCCATGTTCCTCGTAATATGTTCTAGTTATGCTTTCTGTACCTTTTAACATGGTAAAATTAAATTTGCTATCAGGTTTTTGATAAGCTTTTAAATCGTTTGTTTTCTCGTCAATCTCATCTTCATTAACAATAGCTGTAGCTTCAAAGTCTGCACTAATTAAATGTGTAATTTTGTATTTTTTCATTAAAGAGTTTCTTCAACATCCAACTCAAATTGATATAAAACATTACCATCTTTATCACTACCAACAGCACCAAATTCTTGCACATCGTTTGTTAGATGAACAGTAAAAGGTACATTATCATAAGTAACTACAGAATCATTTGTTAATGCTGTAATAAGTGGTGGCTCTATAGTAAGTGTTGCTTCATTTGACCCATCTGCTGTTACATCTGCAACAACCATATAAACTTTATTATGTGATGCAAATTTTATGTAGTCTCCAGCTTTTAAAGTTCCTGTCA